AAAGATGCGTTCATAGCAAAACTTCGAGAAGGACTTGAGCCTAAAGATGAGGACTCAGAAGAGTAAATTATGCTTATTAGGAAGAGTAGTCAAGGTCACGACATTCAAGTTTATCGAAATACAACTCCAAGTGCTGAACGTAAAAAAACATACGCAGATGGCACAGTTGAGACTTTGACTTACCCTTCTTCACGCTATGATTATTTCGTAGTGGTTGAAGGCAAGATAGTAAAGCGTTCTGATAGTTGGAAAACAATTGAAGAAGAATATGTTGAACAATGCGCTAAAAAAGATGATAAAGGTCATGGCAGAATGATTATTGGCAAACATAAATTAGAAAACTGCGTAATTAAAGAATTATGAAAAACCCTTTAGCAACATTTTACGGATGGCAAGTTAACTCAGGTGCGTTAGATGGGTGGACAAGTTATCACATTGCAGCAGGGGCATTTCTTTGTAAGGTGTTTCAATGGCTCAAATTTAGTGATTTATGGTGCGTTCTTCTTGTTTTGATAGTAGGTATAGCTTGGGAAGTTTTTGAATGGATAATCGAAGATTGGAGAGTTTACGGAACAAAAAAGAAATGGGCGATAAATACCGCATCTGACTTATTTGTTGAGACCGCAATGGCTTGGTGGATGGTTTTATGAATGAAGATTTTAAAGACTATCTAATTATAATAGCATTTTTAGTATTTGTGCTTGGTGGTTTAGTTTTCTTCGGTAGTTGCGATAGTGGTTGGAGTGTAGTTGGTTATGAGGTATGAGTGATGGCAAACCTAAAACGGCAAGGAGCTATCGTGGAGCTTTGGTCAGTGACAACGCTATTGTCAGTATTAATCTTAAGTGGCTTGGCCAGATGCTTATACTTGTCGCTGGACTTGTTTATTCGTACACAGAGATTACACAATCAATTGCTGATAACAATCGTAGAGTTCTCGAACTTGAAGAGCGAGTTAATGAACTCAAATCAATTCATAATGCTGAGATAGAAGAAATACAAAAGTGGTACAAATTAAATATTTTTGGAAAAGACAAAAGAAGAAAATGAACCCATTGGAATGGTGGAAAGAGGATTTGTGGGTAGAACTAGATGATATTGAGCATAGTTACTTTATTAATAAAGAGTTGCGGAGAGTACGATGAACAAGAAGCGTTTTTGTTGTATGATATGTAATGAGTGGTGCTTAAAACCTTACAATGGACTATGTAAGGAATGTCAAAAAAAAGAAATAACTGGATATAGAGGTAAAGAAGAATGACTGAGTTAGCGGAATTATATTTGCAATTAGGCAGCGCAGGTTTTATTGCGTTGCTGTTTGGATTTATGATATATAATCTTATACAAGAAAACAAAGACCAAAGCGAAGATTTAGAAGAGATAAAACAAAGTATTCATAAAATGGAAAATGTTTTAGACCAATCGATGCAAGTAAATATTAAATTAATTGATAGATTAAATAAATCTGATGAAAAAAGAGAAGAATTTTGGAGGCAATTATCTGATGACTTAGCCTATTTAAAAGGCAGGATTAACGGAAACGCAAAATGAAGTTGAATACTAATATATCAATAGAAAACATTATTACAATTGTAGCTATTATTTGCTCTATAACGCTTGCTTTTGGTTTTATGCAATACGACATAGACCTATTAAAAGAAGAGCTTGATTTAAAGGCAAATAAGCGCGAAATAATAGCAGACAGAGAATTGGTTGCTTATAAACTTGATATAATAATGCAAGATATTGCAGAAATAAAAGAAACACTAAAAGAGAGGAAATAAAATGGATTGGATGAATTGGGAAAACTTTGCCTATTTAATGGTAATTATATTGGGCGCATTGGGTACAATGGTTGCGACTAAATATAGAATGGTCGTTAAAGAGTTAAAGGAAGTTGCTAAGAAATATTCAGATGCTAAAAAAGATGGTAAGGTGACAAAAGAAGAACAACAAGCCATAGCAAAAGAATGCATGGATGTTATGATGGCAGTTGTTAAAATGGTTTGGAAGTTTTAGAATGCCCAGACTTGGTAAAAGAAGTATGAAAAGACTTGAGGGTGTTGACCCAAGACTCGTAAGCGTATTACAAAAAGTAGTTAAGTATTACGATATTACAGTTATAGAAGGGATGCGTTCCCAAGAAAGACAAGATGAATTATTGGCGAAAGGAAAGTCTAAAGTCAAGTTTGGGAAACATTGTGAGGGGCTAGCGGTTGACATTGCTCCATATAACTATAAGACACGCAAAATAGATTGGGAGAATCGTGATGACTGGCACTATTTAGGTGGATTTGTTCTAGGTGTGTCGGCAATGATGGGTGTAAATGTTCGTTGGGGTGGTGATTGGTCATCGCCTAGCCTTGATAAAAATGTTATGATGGGTAAAGAAGTTCGAACTACATCTGATAATTCATTCGATGATTTATTGCATTTTGAGATAAAAGAATAATGCCAAAGCAACCTAATGGTTTAACTAAAAAAGCACCAAAAGATGATAAGGGAAATTCTCTTGGGTGTCCTTTTTGTGATAATGACGATATTTGCAAGAACGGATTTAGGACATACAAAGGGCAAAATAAAAAACGACAAAGATATTATTGTTTTAAGTGCGATAGGAATACTTTAAAACCTAGAATTACAGAATATAGTGAATTTGTAGTTCAAGATATCCCAGTAGAAGAGATGTCTATTGAAGATATTATAAAATATAGGAATAAAAAATATGCTAGAAAATATAATGCCTATAAAAAAAGTCAATTAATTGATATTGCAATAAATGTTAGAGGCATTATCGGAATATGTCACTTTGGAGACCCTCATGTTGATGACGATGGAACAAATCTCGCGGAGATATATGCTCTATGCGACTTAATAAGAGAAACAGAAGGATTGTTCGCAGGTAATTTAGGAGATGTACAAAATAATTGGATTGGAAGATTACAAGCATTGTATGGGCAACAATCAACAACTGCAAAAGAATCTTGGATGATTACCGAGCATTTCTTAAATAGTGTGGATTGGGTATATTTGATAGCAGGCAATCATGATGTTTGGAGTGGGGATGGAGACCCTTTAGAATTTATTATGCGCGATAAAAAAACGCTATATAAACAACACGGAGCAAGAATGAATCTTAGATTTCCTAATGGCAAAAATGTTAGAGTGTCAGCTAGGCATCAATTTAAGGGGAATAGTATGTGGAATACTGCTCACTCAATTAGTAAAGCGGTGCAAATGGGTTGGAGAGACCATATCTTAACCGCAGGTCACACTCATGTTAGTGGTTATCAAGTTCTTAAAGACCCCTCTAATGGATTAATTAGTCACGCGCTTCAAGTAGCCTCATTTAAAAATATGGATGAGTACGCCACTAGATTAGGGTTAGATGATAAAAATATATTTAATGCGCCAGTTACAATTATTGACCCTAAATATGATGACGATGATAATAGATTGATTACTACATTTTTTAACCCATATGAAGGCGCAGATTATTTAAAATTTAAACGCAAGGCAAAATCATGAGTACATACGAATCTACCTATTGTAATATTACTACAGACTTATTATTTGTAGAGCCAAATATAGGACAATACGATGGAAAAAGAGTTTTAGCTAGTAATTGGGTAGCTAGTGGAACAACTCATTTATTCTACTTATATAATAGTGGTGATGTAAGTGGTCAATTATATTTAGATGGGCAAGAAATGACCGCAGTAACAGATGAACCTAACGCTAATAATGAATATCGCTACACCGCATCAACTGATTTATTAGAGCTATATCAAAGTGGTGGAAGTGCTAATACGCTAAACTCTAGTATGATTGAAAGCTCTAGCGATTGGGCAACATTAAAAACCGATGCAGTAAAAAGAGCAAGTGATTTTATTCGTGGATATTTACCATTCCCGATTTATCCAAACAAAGGAATCGGAACGCAAGATGTATCTGCTTCGGATTTTCCAGAAATCATTGTAAGAAGTTGCGCAATTTTAACTTGTGAATCTTTGATTAGACCTTACGATGTAGAAAAAGCAGACCAAATATTAAGCCAAGTAATAAATGAGCAAGGCACAGGCTACTTAGATATGCTAAGAACTGGCGAAATACATTTGTATAGCTCAGAATCTGAATATAAAAAGCGAGGTGTTCTAAGGACAATTAGTCAACACACTAATTCAACTGGTGGAATCGTAGATGTTAGG